CTTGACCAACAACATTAGGAACTATTGGTCTTCCATCTGTGTAGACACCATAGTTAATTGGTTGTGCTGGTGCTGATGCAGATGCAAAAGGTGCTTGAGTTGCTACCTTGCCAAAATTGGAAACAGTTTCTGTTGCTGTTCCTGCTAATGAATTCATGCCCCAAGTAAAGTTAGCATTAATAGCAGTTCCTTGTGATGAAGGTGTCAATCCAATTATGCTTGGAACTGTGTAGTTTGGAAGTGGTAAATAATAATCAACAGAAACAGTTGTCCAAATTGGCCAGGTACTTCCAGCAGCCTTGTCTTGGCTATTAGGAACAACCTTGTATTGTAGATTTGTATCAGCAGTATAAACAACATCACTAAGAAGTAAATTTATTTCTGCTGCAAGTCTTGCTGCTTCTGCTTGTTGAGATGTCATTAAGTTAAAGTTTGGAATAACTGTAGTTGTATTTGCTACCCATGTTGTAATATTTACATTGCTTCCGTCAGGTACTTCGCTATTAGCACTTTGAGTCTGGCTTCTTACTTTACCCTCGTCTGATTGGACAGTTGTTTCAACTTCTTGATTAATTACTAAGAATAATCCAACATTATTTACTGCAACTTCTGCTTGTTGAACTGTTAATCCAACAAGACTTGGTACTACTGATAATGACTTTTCATATACAACATAATCAACTTCGCTGCCCTCCTGAACTTGAGTATTTGCTACTGGGAATGTTGATTTAACTTTATTGTCAAGTGCTGGATTTGATGTAGCAAATGTTGTTCTATTACCAATAGTTAGTTGTGCATTTGATAATTGAGTAAATACTGTTGAATCATCGTCTCCAACTAAGTCAGGTACTGTGGCAAAAGGCTTTTGAATATAGTAATCATAGATAATTGATGTTCCAGTATCTTCAACACTGCCACCTGCAGGGAACTGAGTACCTACAACAACCTTACCTATTAGGTTAGTGTCGTATGTTTCTTCTGTTCCTAATGGAGTACCAACAACAAAGCCTGCATTAACAATAGCGTTATTAGCATTACCTGTTAGTAGTCCTTCAATATTTGGTACCGTTGCAGTTGGCTGAACAAAGTTATATAGATTAAATACAACATCAGAGCCTTCAGTTAATAGTTGGCCTGCTGCTGGTTGCTGAGAATTTGGAACAATCTTATTATCATTTGCAAGTATTGGTGTGTCAATATAGTTAGCAATTGTGTATCCAAATAGCAGTGGTGTCAATAATGCTTCTGCTTCTTGTATTGTCTTACCTGCCAAATCTGGAACAGGATGTGTTGGTGTTGGTGGTGGTGGAGGTGGAGTAGGAGCCTCAACACCCCACTTAATAATATTAGATGTATCAATGTCTGAAACGGTAGTAGGCAACCAAGAGATACTTGTGCGTACCTTAAACTTATAGTTCTTTGCCCAAGTAGAACCAGTCCATACCTTTAAGGCTTTGGTTGCATTCCACTCAGAACCGTCCCAAACATGATACATAGATTATGACCACCTGATTGGAATAATTGAGAAGTATGGGTCATGCACTTCAACTGTACCAGCAGTGCCAAGTTTTCTTGCTACTGGAGTTACAACAGTTGAACCAGCATTGAAAATAACACAGTAGTCATTTGATGCTGAGTTCTTGTTTGTTACATAAGAAATACATGTATCGCCTGCTGTTAGTGCTCTTGTTGTTGCACCTGATAACTGTACACCATATTCAACTCCAGAGTCTCCAGAACCTACTGGCTCTACAACACCATAGGTAACATGTACCCATGCTGGTTCTGTTAGTGTAATTGTTACTGCTGCTAAGTTATCTAATGCTTCAAAGCCTGCTGTGTTGGTAATTGCTTCATTACCCTCGTAATGATACTTAACAGGATTTGGTAATACAGCATCAGTGTCAAACCAAATCTGGCCAACCTGTGGTGCTGTAGGTGCTGATGCCTGGACTACTGCCAAACCACCAACGGAACCCCATGAGTCATCTGCTTTGCGTACATAGAACTGACTTGTTGAAGTCACATATGCAGCATTTACTTCTGGCTCAAGGGCTGTAAGTTCAGCAAAGGTTGTAACCTGTACAACTCCATTGTTCTGAACTGCAATCATTTGTTCTGCTGTTAATACTTCATTATCAGCAAACGGGATATATCTTATTGTCATATGAATCTACTCCTTGGAAACAATATATATTTTACCTTCCAGGTATTTGCCTCATTATTAATCTCGTGCTGAATACCTACTATCGTTAAGTTTTCATCAAATGCAACTACATCTGTTTCATACTGGATATCAACATTATCCAGGATTTCAGAGTCTCCTGCTATGGCTGTATTCTTAGCAGCGTCCCATTCAATTTCCTTAACAATAATTCTTGCTTCTTTCCACTTGTTTAGTACTTTGTTTGCCCATGCTTCTAATTGAGCATCATCAGGTGATAAGTGGAAGTTAGTATCTACCTTTAGGGCATGAGTTCCATACTTGTTAATTTGTGCTACTGCTCTATATGGACCCTTTGGCTTAGTCTCTATTAATTGTGTTGCTACTGATTCTCCATAGTTCTCAGAGATAATGTCAGCATCAAACTCATACTTGATATAGCCCCAAGTGTTAGAAACCTGTACCTCATTGATAACAGATTCTGTATTAAAGTCAATTGCTATGTTCTTATAAGAATATGTTGTTGGGTCATAATATTCTGATTCAGGACCAATGTTAGAGAATTTAATTATTGGAGTAGTACCCGCACCAATTTCTTCTGATGCATAGCACTGCATTGTATTGTTCTTATCCATAAAGATAAATCCACCTTCAGTATTGTTAGCAAGTTCTAATGCTTCCCACACTGTTAGGTTGTCTTCCCAATAACCATGCTTAGTCGTTCCACCACCATGAATAACTCTTGGTATTGTAATTGGCTCATTATTCAATCTACCGTTTGACATAACCTCATTAATGCGTTCAGTCCATGTCTGGTTAGCAGAAGAACCAAGGCTGGATAGTTCTGTCATTGTGTTTTGTAATTGTCCAATTGGGTCCATCACATCAAAGGTAATCAGTGGCTTCTGTACATCAGAACGGTAGTCAACAAATAGGTTTTCTACTCTGCCCTGAAAAATAATAACTGGGTTGCCATTGTTCTTATGAATCAATCTTATTTTAGAGCGAGGCTGCAAATAATTATAAACATGTGGGTCAAGGTTTCTGTTAACAGTTCTAACATGCATAACACCAACACTTGGCAAAGGCAAAGCGTAAGCCCCTGTATAAGTATCAACACCACGCTTTACTGATATTGATAGACATTGGTCAATAATAGACTGCCACTCAAACAATGCATCATTTGCTAAATCAGTATCAGACAATAAGTAATGTTCTGCTAATTTAGATTGGCCCAATATAAAACCACCGTCAATGGCAGTTCTAATCTCTAAGTCTATTTCATCGTTTAGTATCATCGTCCATTAACACCTGAGTACTTATCCATTGCTGCCTTCACAACTCTTCCAAGTTCATATGGGTCTGTACCAAGGCCAGCGTTAATAGTTATGTTTACTCCACGACTGGTTCCAACAGATGGACTTAAAGAAAGACCATTGCTTAGGCTGAACATTGAATCCTGTGCAAGTCTCTGTGCTCCTTCAATACCGTTTGCCAATCCCTCAACTAAGTTTTTACCGTAAATTGCAAACACCTTAGATGGTGAGCCAATCTTGAACAATGAGGTAAACTTGTCTTTAATGCCTGATGCAATACTCTTAACTGCATTGATTGGTGCACTTGCCATTGCCTTAATACCATTAACTAAACCAGTAATAATGTTTCTACCAAACGCAGTAAAGGCACTAATGTCACCAGAGAACAATGCTTTAACTGCATCAATGGTTTTCTTGAATCCTTCTTTAATCTTATCCCAGTTCTGAATGATTACAGCAACTGCTTTACCAATAGGACCACCAAGGATTGCTAATAACTTTTCCCAGTTGTCCTTAACCCATTGCCACATTCCCTTGAGTTTATCAAGTAATTTTTGTCCCATTTCTTTAACTGTATCCCAGTTTTTATAGAGCAGGATACCTGCAGCAACTGCTGCTAATACAACTACAAGCCATGGAGACATTGCTAAGTTTAATAATCCTTGTGCTACCGCAGCAAGTCTTGCCTTAATATTCCAAGCAACTAAAAGTCCAACTAATGCTTCACCAACAAATACAACTGGTGCTAATACTGCTGCTAATGCTAAGAATCCAACAACAATTGCTCCAACACCATCAATAACTGCTTGCTGCTTTGGAGTTAATTTATCGTAGAAAGCAAAGAACTTCTCAAATGCTTTTAAGAATGGCCCACCAATAGTATCTGACAACTTCTCCATAAAGTAATTCCACTTTTGATATGGAGTCATATTATCTAATGCCTTCTGCTGATTCTCAGGGCTGTTGATAATGTCAAGAAGGAACTGCAATCTTTCTGCAGTTGTCTTTAGTTTATTAAATTCTTTTTCTTGTTCTGCTGTTAAATCAATGTTTAACTTCTGCACTTCTTGGGCAGTTATCTTTCCATCTCTAAGCGTTTTTGCCCAAAGAGCAATGATTGAATCAACTGGGTCACCTGTGAGTAATGCCAATGTTGCTGACGCTTCAACTACATCTGCAACAAATGGGTCAAAGTTAGATGAGAAGGCTCCTTTTAAATCAACAAAGTATTGAGCAATTGCTCCATCGTCAACCTTAAATGTAGAAGATATTTCATTGACCTTTTTTGTAATAGCATCAATGTCTTCACCAAATGCATCTGTTAAACGACCAAACGCTGCTTCATCATCTGCTGCACCTTTGATTGCATCTTTAAGAAACGATGCTCCTACTTGAAATCCAAGTGCTGAGGCCAAACCACCAAAAGCAGTTTTAACTTTGCTTACTGATTGATTGAGGTTGTTGAGTTGCTGGTTTGTTGTATTAACACCAGCAACGAGTTGCCTGGTATCCGCAACAATGTCTACCGTAATTTGGTTAGCCATTTTTCTTATTCAACTCCCTCGTTATATATTGGACCTCATCATTTTCCATCTCCCAGAATTCTTGTGGCGTGTATCCTGTTCTTGCACAGAACTTCGCCATTAGTTCTAAGAGAGTTTCGCTTTTGGGTCGGTTGTACCCTCAGCAAGAGAAGTCATCTCATCAATTGTCATGTCCTCAACTCGTTCCCAAGTCAATGATGGGTCTTTCTTTTTACCCAAGACAAATGAAATTGCCATTGTAAGTTTTGCAGTTGGATTGTCCCATTCAGCCATTGTCAAGCCAGATAGTCTTTCTACTTCTGCTAAATCTTTCATCTTTAATTGTGTTATATCCATGGTATGCCTCCTAATTGGCGATGTATCGTCTTTTAATTTGTTCAAGATTAGCACTGTACTGCTGTACGATGTAATCTCTGTTTGTCCATGCTGCCCTGCGTAAGAATGGTTGTGCTTCTATATTCTTTGCTGGCCAGCCATATTCAATTATTCCTGCATATGGTGTTCTTGCACCACCTGCTTTTAATTGAACTCTTTGTACTGCTCTATTGCCTCTAACTGTAGAAGCAAGTTGACCAGTTAATTTGGGAGTAGTGGCAACAGCACTTTGTGCTACTTTGCTACTGATTGCAGCATTGGCTTCTTTTAAATCATCAACAGCACCTTCGTATTGTTTAAAACTACGAGTAACTTCTCTTAGTCCCTTTACGCTTACTGTAAATGCAGCCATTGCCACTACCTCAAATTACGCTGTTACCGTTGCTGGCTTGCCGTTTAGGACAATGCTCAAGTCAAAGGTAAAGTATTCTCCAGCAGCACCACCAAGAGTAGGCAGAGTCTCTGCGTATCCTGATGCTGTGAAGTGTGGTTGTGTGCTTGTTGCTGTTGCGTTTCCATGTGGAGCAAATGTTAGATTTACTGTCGCACCTGGATTGTCCCACAACTTACGCCACAATGAGTTTGCTGCATAGTCCTGATAACCTACTACCTGGCAACGGAAATCAAGGCTATCTTCGTATGCGCCGAAGCCAAGTTCTCCTACTTCAGAAGTGAAGGTTACATTATTTACAGCACCCTGGTATTCTGTGCCATCAATTTCAAATATGATGGTCTTTCCCTTTAATCGTGCCATGTTATATTCCTCCTTGTGAATACATTTGTACATTAATGTAGGTACTTAAATAGTTTGCACCGTTAAGTTCTACAATAAATGGCTTGTCTACTTCAACTGTAGCCACACCTTCTACTTGCCAAACAGCCTGGACGATTTCCATTATTGTTTCGTCAAGATTAGATGTTTCTATTTGATTTACCGCTACTTTGACAATGGGCTGAATTCTCCAGTTACTTGTGTAACTTGGTCCAAAGTCACCTTCGTTTATTCTAAGGAATGATGTTGCTGCTGTGATTATGATGCAACTTGGAACAGGTCGCTCTGGTTCATAGGTATATAACTGTGGAGTTATACCTGTGAGAACTTCCTTCAAGTCGTCTCTAATCTGTTGCAGCATTATGCAAACCTCACAATATAGCGGTCAAGAATTGGA